TGTGATATCTTTTTGGCTACTTCAATAAATGCTTCATCTCTATATCTCAAGGCTTGTCTTTCTTTAAAATGTTCCTCGTAAATTGCACATGCTTGCTGTGTAGTCATGCCTAATATGTATTCAGCTCTCAATATCTTACTACCAAGAGGAGCATGCAAATCGAATAACAAATCAGTTGCATCACACTTATACTGTTTTAACTCATCAAGCCGTCTGCGGTGTTCCTTTTCTATATCAATAAATCTTGCAACGCTATTTTCCAATCCACAAGGAACACCGCCACCACTTACCCTATCTTTTGAGTAATCAATAGCACTAATCGTTGTTATGTTACTTTGTAATTCTTTTATTTCCATCACCATCAACTCAATATCTTTATCTACTGTTTTTAACGGCTCTAGGTATTCCTTAGCACTATTTATTAATCTCTTTTCTTCCTTTGACAGTTCGCTCAAATACAAATCACCTCAATCCTTAAATGCGCCATTAATAGCTAGCATATAAACCAACACACTCCATGCTACAAATATAATTGCATTTGCATAACCATTGTTTACATTACCCATAGCAACTATCAAGCAAAAAAACATAAACCATACCATGTATTTATACCTCTGCTAGTTTTGTGTAATCCCAATGTCCAATCGAAAGTTCACAAATGGCGGTCCATGATGTTTTTCCACTTAGCCAGCAATATACATTTCCATCTTCGTATCTCGCAAAATATCTTTTAATCCATTCTTTATTATCGTTACTTACTAATACAGGTGTATCAACCGCTACTTTTGACCAATCAACAATACCCAATTCTTTTGCAATGTTTAACACTTCATTCCGCTCTATTTGTGGCATTATTTTACTTATATTATTAATACACTTTACACGGACACCACTATTTATATCTAATATACCATCATTCACAACTGGTCTTTCTGTTGTTATAAATGCAATATTACCAACACTCTTAACATAATATTTCCACCCATCATCATATAGTTTTTGAAGTAACCACTCTCTACCTTGTTTATCATTAATCATCTTCTACCTCACTATAATTCTTTTCAAATTCGTTTGCCTCATAAACTTTAATTTTATCTTTATGGTCTTTAACAACATAATCACCTTCAAAACATTCGATCACTTCATTATCTGTTGTGATTTCTAATGATGCTTTTTCATACCAATCAATACCAATTACATCACCAACGAATTCAACTACTTCAATAGCATTATTGCCGTTGTATTGTATAGCTTGGATTTCACTAACCCTTTTCACATATCTTTTAGACACTTTCTATCCACGCTCCTCTATCCTCATTCCATTTAAATTCAACTACATCATACAAATCAAAATCATCTATATTTTCACTTACTTTACCGATATAGAACACATCTTCTTCACTCTCTACCGCAAGCTGGCACAAGAAATCAAATGCATCTTGATAGCTTTGAGGTGCTATGTAAAAATCTGAGTGTTTAACGTAACCGCTATAGCTTGTCATTTTGCTTATCATTCCATTGTTTCAACGCATTGTTCCACTCTTCTTCACGTTCGCTTTCAACAAATTCTATATATTCAACAATCGCTTTTCTTCGTATTAATCTTGTATATTCTTCTAACGATATTCGTCCGTTTCTCAAATCAAACATACTTATCATTACTTCAATATTTACACCATTTATACAATATCTAGCAAAGATACCGCCGACCCCATGTTCAATAATGGGTTTGTAAATATCATTTCCACTCACTATCGTTAAAGCACCTGATAGTAATTCAAAATCCATCATACTCACCTCTTATAACCCTATCTTCGTACACTTAATTCCTTTTTTCACAACACCATCAATAATTTTCATTAATTTGTAATATTCTCGGTTTCCTATATCATTTACATTCCATGCATCGTATACCATACCACTACACTCGTTAAGACTTTGAAAATCATAACAAGATAAAATATGTTGCCTTAACTTTCTATAATAACCACTCATACTCACCTCTTATGATAGGGCGGATATTTCACCGCCCATATCCTTTACTTAATCAAAACATAAAGTAACGCACATACTATGAAAACTAAAGGCACTATCGCCACACCTACGGCAAAATACGTAAGTTGTTTTAACTCTTTTTCTTTTCGTTGCCGTTCTGCCTCTAGTATCCACAGGATATAGCCTTTTCGTTGTGGCGCATTAATTCTTCTAGGACTGCACATTATTTATTCGCTTTCAACTCTTCAACTTCTGCCACTAATTGAGTAACCAATGTTTCAAGTTCTTTGATTTTGCCTTTGTGGTTCAACTCATATTCAGAACCTTTACCTAATCTGAAGTTCACACTAGCATTTACCATTTTTTCAGAACCAAGTGTACCGCCTACGCTAAACATTACGTGTTCATTTGGTGCGTAGAAACCGCCTAATGCTACCGCACTATGTCCTTTGTAATGACCATAGCCAACAGAGAATGTCATTTTATCGTCTTTGTTATAGCCTAGATAATGAAGTGCGGATAATGCTGCATTCGCTGCACCAGCTTTACCAATTTCACGTTCTACATTTCGTGTCATACCTCGTTCTAAACTTTCAATTCGGTTTTCATGATTTTCCAATACGTTCGCATGGTCTACTAAAGTTTGTTCGTGAGATTGTAATAATTCGCTATGGTTATTAATGATCGTTGCATGATTGTTGATTACTGTTTCATGACGATTAATTGCATCACGATTTGCCTTAATGTTGCCAGTGTTTTCTTGAATAGCTTTAGAATTTACCCCTACACGCTCGTTTGTTTCGTTGATAGAGTTAGTAATCGTTGTGTAATTGTTATCCACCTTAGCGGTTAAATTCTTGATGTTATTTACATTGCGGTCTACACGAATATTCAAGCATTTAATATCTTTATCGTGTTTAGCTAACTTTGCACCCATAGATGCGATTTCATCATATGCAGCGTACAACTGACTGCCATTGACTGCATCTGTAGATGCTGCATCAACTTGTCCAGCTGCTACATTAGTAATTTGTCGGTTATAGTACTTCACACCACCAAACCCAGCTCTATCTTTAGCACCTACACTCACTACAGATTGAGGGTTTTCCCCAGCGAACACATGGGTTACCCCATTCAATACTACTTGTTTTGTTGGTACTGCATCATCTGTAACGGAATTAGTACCTAGTGCCACGCTGTTACTTTTATCTGCGATTGTATTGTTACCTACTGCGTAAGCATCCCATGCAGTAGCTTTGCCGTGCGTTCCGATTACTGTTGCACCCTGACCTGCGGTTTCGGAGTTCGCACCGATTACCACTTGTTCTTGGTTGCTATTTGTTTTGTTGTTGTAACCGATGATTGTAGTTTGGTTAGCACTTACTGTTCCGTTATTAGAACCGATAACTGTTGTATCATTACCACTAACTTTATTATCTCGACCTAAAACGATTGTGCTAGTTCCTGTAACTACTGTGTTCACACCTAATGCTGCGGAGTTGTAACCACTAACCACAGGTGCAGTAGTGTTTGGTTCTACTTGACCTACCACAATACCATTTGCAAATACGCTACCTGTAACTGTTGCCATAACCATTGTTGCTAATACTAATTTGTTGTTCATGTTAATTTCTCCTTTTATGTTAATTAATTTATTAAACTTATTTACCTGTGCTACCATAACCGCCAGCACCACGTTCTGTTGCGGTTAGTTCATCTACTTCTACTACATCAACCAATTTAATTGGTACGATGATTAATTGTGCGATGCGATCACCTCTAGCAATCGTGTAATCTTTACACGAAACATTTTCATATACGATGCTAATCTCACCTCTATAATCTTCATCGATTATTCCAACGCTATTGGCACATCGTAGAGGTGTTTTACTCATGCTACTTCTAGGTGTTAATAACCCCATGTGGTTTTGTGGTATCTCAACCGCCACACCTAATGGAATTTGTCTTTTACTATCCGCTGGTATCGTTACACTAAACGGACAATATAGGTCTAACCCAGCCGATACTTGTGGTAAATCGGAGTTTACTTTCCCCCTTGTTGGTAGTTGTGCATATTCACTAACCAACTTTACTTTCATTTGTTCTCTCAAAACTCCACCCCTAACATAATTAATGCACGTTTTACTGTTTTATAATCTGCTCCAACCTTATAACTGATTGCCCTTAATGACATTCCACTACCATGCATTTTTAATAATGAATTTCCATCTAAATCACTTACACGTGTATATGTTTTCTGTGGTTTTGTTCCTTTCAAGCCTAAACAACACAACGCTCTACCAGCACTTATGTTTCCGTACACACACGCTGCTAATGCAAGCCAATTAAGATTATTATCAGGCACAAACTCACTCATATTAACCGCCATTCTCTTTACTCCACTCACTTTCCTTATACAATCTGAACCAATCATCTGCACTCATTATTACAAGCCACTTTTGGTTGCTCTTTTTCCAAGCTACTATAGGCATATCCCCATTATCTGCTTGTATTGCATCGTGTTCGGCTTGCTCGTATGCTTTACGTACATTCAAGTTTTCAACAAATTTGACTTCTTGATGTACGTTAGGCAGTCCGATACAGTCCGATGCATCCCCTGTATTACCACAATACTGTGCAGTTCTTCTGACTTTGTCAAAGCCATTATTACGACATACATCTCGCCACATTCGTTCACCACGTTTACCTTTATCTCGGCTATTTATTGGCAATGATCATCACCTCTTCACATCGTTTTAAAATATCTTTTACTAACTCCAACGGAATATGCGACCTTGTGTTATATCGATTAGCACCAATCGCTCGTTCACCATCTACTTCAGGTACGTAGTAATAAGGATTTCCAATTCTTACTTCCTCAATATCACATTCCCCTAAATAACCATGATCACTATCGTATATACCAAACAAATCTTTTTGGTATTCCAAATAATCTTCGATAGCATCTTTAATGCTATCTTTCGGTTCACCAGCTACTTCATCTTCACACCAACAATATTTTGTTTCATCTTTAACTAGCATTGTTATTTACCTTTTCAACTCTATACATTCAATAATGCAATTCGCAGGCGATACGGAAATAAATCTTTTTCGTTCATCAGTAAAAGTAATTACTGTTTCGTTGCCTATTTGTACATTTCGTATAGCACGTTCAAATGCTTTTTTATCTTCAAAAGTTTTTGTTTCATATGTGCCTGTTCCACAATTCATAACAATTGTTAGTTCAACCATTTTTATCACCTCTTAGAACGGAATGTTTTCATCTTAATTTGCGTTTTCAAAACTATCAAAGTTAGATGTGCCAGCATCACCATTCATTAGCGATGTACCAACAAAGTTTGCTACAACTTCTGTTACGTAGCGTTTCTGTCCATCTTGTGTTTCATAGCTACGTGTTTGAAGTCTACCCTCTACGAACGCTCTATTGCCTTTTCTCAAATTGCCTACGCTTTCACCTAGCTTTCCCCATGCTACGCAATTAATGAAAGCAGTTTGTTCTTTTGTTTCACCATCGCTTGATGTGAAAGTATTACTTGCTGCCACATTGAAAGTCGCTACTGCTTTTCCGCTTTGTGTATAGCGCACTTCTGGATCACGTATAAGATTACCTAAAATTTGTACTGTATTCATTCGTTGCTCCTTTAAATCTTTTGTTCAATGCACATCGTTCCTTTGTATACCTTGATGATTTCCTCTAGGCTTTCAAAGGTCTTTACATCTGCATTCAAAATCATTTGCATCTGTTGAGATGCCTCTTCTTGCGTTTCCACATTTAGAGGTATCTCAATGGTGATAACCATCTTTCGTTTCTTACTTAGCATTTATCCCCCTTACCAATAACTAAGCTGGTTTAATTCAGCCTCTACATCATCAATAAACACATCGTAGCTAGGGTGAATGTGGCAATCTATTGTTGCCTCATTCCTCATGATTTCTAGTAAGTTTTCAATCTTGGTTCTTGCTTGTGCCTCATTGTTAGCTAGCACTTGAAAGCTAACATTGAATGATACATTCACGCTTACATCAAACTCTTTTACTCTTTCCCTCACGTTTAACCCCCTATTGCCTGTTTCAGAAGTTCCTTGCCACTATCTGACAAGTTACTTTGTTTAATTAATTTCGCTACATCTACTGGTTCTTTGGCTACCTCTACTAAGTTACCTGTAGAGGTCATTTCGATTTGCTTTTGCCCTGCATTTAGTAACGCTCGTTCGTGTTCTGCTTTCTCACGTGCTTTAAGTAACAAGTGATTATCCTTAATTGAGTTAGACAATCTCAATCGCTCACGCTCTCTTATTTCTTGCACTTCGTAGTTTTTAACAAATTGCGACCTACAAGACATTTCATTAAAGTTATCGCCATTTTGAGGGTCAAATGACTTCCAAATTGCTTTGGCGCATTGCTTTGTCAAACCATCTAATTTGTCTAAACCCTTTTCATAACCATATGATCGTGCTACTTGATACACCCTTTCCCATGCATCTTGTGCAGTAGGAAGTTCCTCATGTGCATTTACAAAGGCACTTAATGCGGAACATTCCTCTCTAATTTCTGCAATGCTAGGTAAGAACTTACTGCGGTTTATTAAATTAGCCACCGCTTGCTCCAATGTAACAGGGTTAATATCCGCAAGCATAGATACATACAACTTCATACGTTCTTTTGGAATATCAGTAGACCACGCTATCTGTAACATCGATAGCGCCGTTGTTGTCCTCAAATTGTTCGTTTGCATATTCTTCCATCAACTCCTTTACTACGTTGATTGCATCTTCCTTGCTATTCTTTTTAGAATTAGGTTTTCTGTATTCGCTACGCTCCCAAGTCCTAACCGCTGCTTTCCAATCTTTCATGGAGTTTTTACCTACTTTCCAGCCATTGCTTTCGTAGTAGTCAAAGAATTGTTCAGCATTTACATTATTGTTTCTTTCAATGCAGTACTGTTCGATTTCAGATAGAGTAGGTTTAACAAAGCGTTTAGCTTTGGTAGGCGATTTATTCGCCTTAGTATCTAACTCTTTCTCTATCTCTAACT